TCCTCCATCATGACAATACCCATAACGCCGCATTTAACGCATTGGAGCGACTTAACGTACGGCGGTAGGTTATCGGTTACGACACGCTCTATATGATCGGTCATTTTGCCGCATAGCCGGCACTTAGTTTTATATGTCGCCATAGTTAGACCTCTTTAGGTATTGCATCTCAAATAGATTAGATCGAGGCACCCAATAGTTATTCTGATACGGATGTTTGTATTTAGGCACCTTGGCCATATGTACCGGCATCCATCCTAGTAAAATATAAACCGGGCTAAAGCCTGTAACTAATATAGCTACATCGTTAGGCCTGCCCGGTCCTCTGTTTTGTAGGATTAAATGGCCGTTAGTGTGTTTAGTCCATTTCACCTCGATATTCTCGCCCACATCTGCCGTATCGTGAGCGTTATCGATCTCCGGTATAAACCCGTAATCGCCAAAATAATTAGCTACCGCCATCTCGGCCGCTGCCGCCTCGCTTTCCTGCCATACGAGCTCATGCCAGTTTTTATACACTTGGCCAAAATTGCTCGCATCTTGCACCTCAGCATTACGCGTAATTGTGCGCTCTAGTCCTACTCGGTGAGCCGTAATTTCCTGCGACCGATCGAGTACGACTTTTACTACGCTCGACATTGTGCACATAGCCATAAAACTACCTCGCCGCTTACGTCGCGCACATTAAAGCCGCCTAAAGTGCTATGCCACTTAAAGCACTCATCGCATTGTTTGGCAGCTACTACCGTGATCTCGCCGTTATCGTGGATCGTCGTAGCTAGGCCGTCTTTAATATAGGTTAGCTCGCTCATACTTGAGGCTTCCATTTTCCATCTGAGCCAAGCACGTGCCAATAGGGATTACATTGATTAGCTCTTACGCGCTCGGTGCACTTGTAAGCGGCCCACGGTTTACCTGTTGCTTTAGCCGTGCCCTCGGCCCATATCATCGTGCCATGAGCACATCGAGGAGCCTCAGCTACTAACTCACCGCCGAGGCTTTTACCGATCTCTAGGATGCTACTAGCCATCGTAGCCATATCCTCGATCGAGGCTTTAGTACTCCACGGATCCGAGTCTGCCGGTAAAGTCTCTACCTTTTGCATATCTTGTACGGTAGGACGTGCGTGCTCGCTTGGCGTTAATAGCCCGATTACTCGCCCATAAGCTGAGGTAATTGTGTCCTCTATAAACCATTTTTTCATATTGTTTGGATAGGTCGATACGTTACCAAAAGCATAATCGACGGCGCTCGGCACCATATCCTCATACTCTCGGTATGCCTCAGCTTTCACGAGGATCGTGCCTTTAATAATATCGATGTCCTCAATGTAGGCCACTAATCGGCCGGATGGAAACTCTGATCTAAAGCGCTTAATACGAGCGTTTACGTCCTCGTAATTATCTAAAAATCCCATTAGATTAGCTCTCTATCTTTTAGAGCTTGAGCGATAGCGCGGCCACGTACAAAGCCCTCGCCGTGCCCTTGTCGCCATCCAATCGAATAACCAATTACCATAAACATAAAGCCTATACCGCAGGCTGCCAAACCGATCAATATATCTAAACTATTCATTACTTAGCCCTTTGTTAAGGCCGATCAAGCTACTAACCGAGTAGCCCTCTCAGCGTTTGTAGTATCAGTATGAGGGCTTTTTGTCAGATATCAAAGCGTATTCGTGTTTGGCGTGTCGGTCTTAGGGTGCTCTTTAGGTTTAGACTTTAGGCCGTTACCGGCTAATACGCCGCCAAGGGCACCGGTTAAGAATATGGCTAAGGTTTGTAAGAGTTGTATAAAGTCTCGATCGTTAGGCGCTTGAGCTCCTACCGGCTGCGTAACAAAGACAAGGGCGTATACGGCACCGCCTGTAATTACAAAAAAGGTTAAAGCTAGTATCGCGCCAATTAAAAATATGAGGCGAGCGTGAATATCCTCAGGCGTTAGCCGCTTATTTTCTTTACTCATCTGTCGTAATAAGGTCCTTAGTGCAGGTCCCTGTAACCTCGCATTGAGGCGGAGTGCACTCAGGCTTTGTCCAGTTTTCGTATTCTTGGCACTCATATCTAACCCATCCATCATAACCGCACCCCGATAGGAGGATAGTCCCCACTATCGCCCCTATCAGGGCCCGGATCATTTAGAGCCTAGGCCGTATTGCTTCTCGCTTGGTTGTACCGCTTTAAGTAGCGGACCTACGAGGCCGGCGATAAAGGCATTAGCTAATACTTTTGGATCAGTAATACCGGACATATACAAAGCTGCTACAGATGCGAGCGCCGCTCGTGCATATGATTTAGTTGCTGCTTCTAATTGTTTTTTATTCATTTCTTAATCCTAACTTTTCTATTAGTTGTTTAGCCTTAGTAGCCGATACCTCTACCTCAAAGTGCATATCGTCCGGCCTGCTCTTAAAGTCGCCGCCCCACTTAAGGCCGTACTTTTTAGCAAGGGCTCTAATCATTGGTATTTTTTCAGCCGGGAAAGTGTCGTACTTTCCTAGCGGGTGTTTTGTAGCGTTTAGATCGATAGCGGTGCCGGATGAGTGGCACGATAATTTTGTCGGATTACCTCGTACCATCCTGTACGCATATGCCCAATCGTCAAACGTGCCCTCATCGATCGGCTCGATTAGCTCGTGAAATTCAGCCGCGAAGGCTGCGAGTAGTGGCCCCACACTCTCAGCACATCGCAGCTTACGATCCGTACCCTTTACGGGGTAGGACTTTATTTTTATCTCAGCCGGATCTTTAGAGGCCGGGTATCCGTTATAGCTAGTTTCCATGATTAACCTCGACTATCTCCGGTACGATCCATTGACACGTAACCTCATCAAAGCCCGTTGCATTGTCAGGCTTAGGTGCTATAAAAGCATCACGATCTGCATCATATGTATAACCGACACCGGCATAATTTTTACGTATATTGCCATGGTAGGAGGTGCGCTTGCATACTTGAGCTCTAAAGTTGCCGTACCAAACCTCGGGTGTTAAGCCCTCGATGGTTTCGGTTTCATCAATACCTACGATGACCTCAGTAACAATATTATTTTCATCTAAAAATGCGTAGTGTGCCATTATGCAAAACTCACGTTTCCGGTACCTGCGGTAATTGTTGCTCGCTTATAACCACCGCTCGCGGCACTCTCTGATCCTGTTAAACCTGCACCGATAGTAATAGTTACGGTATCGGGATATCTAAGAATTACTACACCGGATCCACCCGCTGCACCATTACCGCCGTTAGATTTACCACCCCCACCGCCGCCGGTGTTAGCCGTACCTGCTACCGCGGCCGTTGCTGATCCTGCACCACCACCACCGGAGCCACCTGCTCCGCCCGTCAAACTGTCACCGCTTGCACCCCCGCCGCCTCCGGCATAAGTTATTGATGATCCAGTAATCGACGTAGCGACACCTGCTCCACCGGCTCCGGGAGTTGTACCGGATGCAGCTGCACCGGCTACGTTAGCTCCACCACCGCCGCCTGCGGTTAAATTACCTGAGGATCCTGCTCCACCTGATCGACCTTGGTTAGCCGTACCTGATCCGGGTAACGCCGTAGTGACACCATTAGTACCACCACCGCCACCCGATCCACCATTTTTACCGCCAAAAGTATCGCCACCCGCGTTATATGATCCACCGCCACCGCCGCCGGTTGAGGTAATAGCTGAAAAAATAGAGTTATTACCGTTAAATCCTTGGCCGTTACTTGTACCACCGGCGCCGCCCGCACCTACTGTAACGGCGTAATTAGTGCCCCCTGTTAAGGTTAAAGATGACTCTAAAGAGCCTCCACCGCCTGTAGCCGTTACGGTGCAACGTAAACCACCGGCACCGCCGCCGGCTCCATTACCTGCTCCACCGCCCGCTCCACCTGCTACGACTAAATAATCTGCGGTAAAACGTTTAGCGGAGAAATCCATCATCCCTGCAACGGTGTTAGCGATCATGTATTTACGGACCCCACAATAGTCCAAGCATTTGTAGCCGTCTTAATTGCCACTACGGTTTTATATTGTGAAACTGTAGGAGCTGCGGGTACCGCTCCGGCAGATGTAACCGTCGTCGTACCTGAGCTAACGGCGTTTACTGTGAGATTACCTGCTCCCGTATTAAGGATCGTGATAGCGGTGCCATTAGGAAAAGCATAAGTAGCATCGGTTGGGATGCTAATAGTTTTTGTAGATGCGTTGGAGGCAACGATAAGTACTTGATACTGATCCGTTGAGGCTAGCGTGTATGTCGTACCTGTTTGGCTATTGAGAGTAAAAGCTACTAAGCCGTTAAACATAGCAGCCGATAGCACATCGCCCGAGGCCGCCGGAAATCCTGTTGCCATTTGTTGCTCCTTAGTAAGTCATTACGGAGGTACCGAGGACTCCGTAGGTAGATGATCCTATTATAAAGCCCTCGATAATCGGCTCAAGGGTAGTAAAAGTCGTACGCCAATTACGCGGCGTAACTTGGTGCCGCACGCCAAAAACTTGTAACGTCTGTGTAAGGGTCGATGCACCAGGTTGATTAGTCGTGATAGTTACGGGATCGAAAAAATCTAACTCTAAAGCTGCCAAAATGCCATCATTATAATTATCGGTATAAAGGTCAAGCTCAATAGCATCGCATCGAGTAGCGGTATTTTTACGGCTTGAGACATAAGCTCCGGCGTAATCTAAAGCGGCTTGATCGGTAGCCATGACTAAATCCTGTTGATTATAGGAGTGCAAAAAAAACTCCTCGATAGAGTCATCATTTTGTACAAGCTGAGGCGTACCGCCTAAACGAGTAATCTTGGCTGAGTTATAAACTAAAGTATCGTCTAGCCTCCATATAGCGTTACTGTAACCAATATCGCTACCATTATCATTAAAGACTACGGGTGTTTGAGTCTGCGACGTTATACAAAAGTTACGATCGGCTAAAACTAGGGATCCTCGAGCATCCATATAAAGGGCACCATACTCGGATATTGTGGCCGTCTGTAAAGCTGCCAAAGCTGTACGCGGATTACCAGGATCTGCCTGAAATATGGTCGAGCCGTATTGGATCTCGCGCATTGATTGAGGCCAAGCGATCTCGTCAAGGATAGCGTTTACGCGCTCTCCCGGTAGGTCGCCCGGCTCAGCTAAAGTAACTGTAGAAATTTGACTATTTTGGAATAATCTAAATCCATCTACCGCCGTAATAGTTGTATAAACCACGTCGGTCGCCATGCGAGGCGTAGTAGTTGTGTAGCTAGTAATGAAGCCGCTAAACATAGGGTAAGTCGTACCCTCATAAGTTGCCGTAATCTGCACTTTACGTAGAGGAGTTAGTAATCCGTAATACGGCCCATTTTCATTTTGAGGGTTAAAGTCGCCATTTTGATCGACGATCCGCAAAGTTAGGCTTCCGGTTTGGAATATGTCCGCCTGAGCATTACGGCCTCGAGTCGTTGTAACTGAGTCTACTTGGTTTGATACATCGACGATAAGAGCCGATCCACCGGCTAAGACGTTTGTACCTAAAACACCCGTACCGATAATCATAGCTTGAGCAAAAGCCGGGCCGGTTGAGAAATTAATAACCGCGTTAATAGTAGGGACGGTCATAGGATACCCGCCGTAGTGAGAGGGTCGCCGCCGCGGTTAAGTCCTTGGATAGTATTTTGGACCAAACCTACAAAAGCATCGGGATCGGATATGACTCCGGCATTTACTGTAACAGTTACCGGAGTCGTAGTAGTAGTCGTAGTAGTTGCCGCTGCTGCTGCCGCCGCTGCTGCCGCTGCTGCCGCTGCCGCTTGAGCTGCATAATTAGCACCGGCTAGTGCCGCTGCCATGGAAAGACCTTGCTCTACGCCTTGAGTAAAAGATGCCTGCGCTATCGCATTAGAAAAACCTACCTCAGTATAAGGATTTACATATTCGTTTGGTGTACCTGCGTTTGGTGTACCTAGGTTTGGTGTAGCTCCGCCAAAAGAGCCCCCTTTCGCGCTACCTAATACCGCTAGGTAATTATTTAATGCAGCCAAACGCTCCTCATCGGCTTTTTTCTGTGCCGCTGCTACTGTAGCAATTAGATCTAACTCCGCTGACTCGCGTAGTTTACCTAAAGTAATTGCCGCGTTTGTCGTATTGCTAAGAGAGGCTAACTTTTCAATTTCGTTAAGTTGGATCTGTACTTTCTCATCGTAGCTATTCTTTTCAGCTAGTCCTCCGGCTTTAACAAGAGCCTCGTTATATTTACCAAACGCTATCTGTCGAGCCGCTTCCTTTTCGGACTCGGCCATTTTGCTCTCGTTAATTACCTTAAGCTCTGCTAGTAAGCGCGCATTAAGATCACTAAGAGCCTTATCGCTAATAGTTGTGATACCGGCTAACTTGGCTAAATCTGCGTTTTTTTGTAAAGCTGCTAACTCGTTAATTTTCTTTAACGCTAGGTCGCCTTGATCGTTTTCGATGGCCATAAGGGCCTCGAGGCGTAAAATTGTCTCTTTGTCGTATGTAGCTTTTAGAGCCGCTGCTAGTGAGATGCGCTGACTATCAAAAACTGCCGCAGCCTTTGATAACGAAAGTTTATTTTTCTCTGCTATCGCTGCTTTTTTCTGTAGGGCTAGTAACTCTTTAGCTCGCTTAGCTGCCGCTGCCTCCGCCGCAGCTCGTGCCTTAGCGGCTTTAACCCCTGAGTCGGTCGAGCCCGAAATAGTCATAGGGGTTATAAAAGGCTTAGGCTTTAGTCTATCTTCCTTGCCTAGATCTTTTATAAACTTGAGATAGGAAATATTATAAACGTACTCCCAATCTTTAGAGTCAAAACCTGGAATAGATTTTAATTTTGCAGCTAGGACTCCAATACCTCTAATAACATCGGCGGTATTTTCGGCGGCGGTTTCCATGTTTTTAGCTAAAGTTGCTACGGAGTCATCGTCTCCTAGTTTAGATAGAGCATCTACTAAACCCGTACCTATAATTTCTTGAGCGTTACCTGCCGCCTCTTTGAGTACGCGCATCTTGCCGGCGTAAGTCTCAAGCTCTGCGGTACCTGCCCCGGCAAAAGTCTTCGTTAATAATCTAACCGCATCATTAAAATCTAAAGTAGATAATTCGCTCTGACTAAGGCCTAAATTATATTTTCTAAGTCCTTTAGTGTTGCCCACGTAAAGCGCTGCGAGATCCTGATTTACGGTAAGTAAATCTTGGCCTGACCCGGCGGCTACATCTAGAGATAGGTTTAATAGATCCTGAGCTTTAGTAGTAGATCCGGTTACGGTGATTAACTTTTGGAAAGCCTCGCGTAATACTTCGCCCTCGTAGCCAAACTTGGCCGATATATCGCCGAGTTTTTTTTCGATGATATCGGTATCAAAAGCTAAGCCTAGATTTTTTAATACCATCTCGAGGCGCTTAGCTGACTTTTCATTTTCTGCAAAAGCTTTAACGGCATTTTTACCGTAGGAGAGCATCGCCGCAGCACTAAAAGTAACGGCAAAAGTCTTAGCAAGGGTCTTAACCTTTTTGCCTAATTTGTCTGAGGCCGTCTCGGCTTGCTTAAACCCTTTACCGTCTAGCTTGGAGCCAATATTGATTACAGGTAATACCATTATGCGGCCCTACTTAATTTACCTTTAGATATGATCGCGTTAAAGGCTTTAGTAGTTTTATCAATAGCCGTAAGAGCTGCGCCCTCGGCCTTGCCTTGATCTTGAGCCCAAGCCTTAAAGATTAAACGCCCTCGTCCCTTAAGGCTGCTCGTTAGCTCGGGTAGATTTTCGATAAACGTAGCACCGGCCTTAGGGTTTACTGATCGGCTTACCTTTTTACTAGCGCCTCCGGCTTTAGGGCCTACCCAAGGCTGCGGCCCATTACGGCCGGCCGTTTCGTAGATAGCTCCGGCGGCAGATTTATTAGTAATAGTTGCCATCGAGCTAAAGCCGTAAGGATTTATTTTACTTGGAGAGGTTGAGTAAACGATCCCGGATTTAATTGTACTAGCGCTATAAAATGGAAATCTAGCCTCGCTAAAAGATCGAGGGGCCCAGCCGGACATAGGTGCCTCAGCAGGTACAAAACCTCGAGCCTTAGCTACTACGGGTTTCATAGCAGCGGCTAAATCTTTCTTTAGTTGCTTCTCAAGATCCGGAGCGAAGGCGCGTAGAGCTTTACGTAGATCAACGTTTCCGCGTATTTCTATAGTTGGCATTTTTAACCTCCTCCGCTTGCTCGTTTAATACCTTCACTAACATATGAAACATCTCGGGCTCTAGATCGAGTATCGCTTGAGGCGCGACCCCTAACCGGATTGATAGTTGCGCTACCAAATAAGTTAGTGAGCCGCGCCCTAGCTTAAAGGCTCGTCGTCTAGTACCTCGACCTTTACTAAAGTATCGAGAAACTCAGCGCCAAACATCGGTACTGTTTCGCCGGATGTACGTAAGCACTCCCACGCTAACCAATATACGTCGCTTTGTTTCTCATCATCTCTAAAGGCTTTATGAAAACCTTTTTTTGCGTAAAGCTCAAATGCGTACTCAATACGTGGAGTAATTTGATGCTCTGTTACTCCGCCGGTAGCCCTTGTTATTTTGAGTCGTGCCATTTGTTTAGCCCCTTTTCTTTGTTATCAGCTAGTGGTGACTACGATTGGTGAGTTGCAGGTAAACGTAATGCTCTGAGTACCAATATCTCCTACGGCACCATTAATATCGGTAGTGTTATTAACTAGGATAGTAGTGCTATATAGAGGATTTGTGGCTGAGACCGCTGCGCTTGTCTGCTTTAGCGTAATTGGTACGGTTGTACCCCATGCAGCTTGCAAAGTTGCGTTTACGTTTGCTGCGGCGGTATCTGACAAGAAATCAAGCGCAATAGTGCTTGTCTCTAATCCCTTTGTGTACTTACGTGACGAGTCACCCATGGCCGTAACCTCAAGCTCCTCGAATACGCGGTTAATCGTCGCGCTTGTAACATGATCGGATAGGACCACCGAGTTAAGGGTGACCACTACTCCGTTGGATAGAAATACGGCCATCGCCTATTCCTCGCTTTTCTCTGTAGTCGGTGTGTTTGTTTTTGCTTCTTTTTTTGGTGCTTCGGTAATCTGCCCTATCTTGATTAGAAAGGCGATATCTTCATCGGTTAGGCTCATGCTTAACTCCACTCGGTTAGTATTGAGATAGTGATGTCTGTCGTTAGTAAATCGCCGCTTTGTACGGTTAATACGCTAGGAGCACTTACCGCCCCAATATTCATAACGATTGGCGATGCAGCTAACTTTTGGAATACGGCGCAAACCAAGGACTCGATACCTTGTAAGTTGCCTTGGTTGTCGTACATAGGCACCGTACAAATAATTCGAAAAGATGCCATCGGCGAAATATTGGCGTAGTCGTTATTAGTTGGTGTTATGTAAGGATCTGCCGGGCTTACGATCACACTATTAGCCGTGATAGTTGCAGGCGGAAAACTGTACGTATTCCAAACGTTTGCATTAGCAAGGGCCGCAGCTAGTGAGGCACGTAAAGTAGTAATAGGTACCGGCATTATCCGACCATGCTTCCCGGATTTTGATACCCGGCAATAAGCCCGCGAATTTTGCCGATCATCGCGTTACCCATACGGTAAGGACTCGGACTAAATCCATCGATGGATACGCCGCCGGTTTGGCTAACCTGCCGGGCCTGAAAAATGTCTACGGCCAAGATCATAGCGGCCTCACGTACGGCCGGAGTAGTTGCGTAGCTATTTGTTTTTGTATCTGCGCCTACGGCCGAGCCATAAGGGAGTACTCGCGTAAAATTAGCGTTAGCTGCGGTTTTAGCAAACTGTATAAAGCTATAACCGTTAGGCCAATTAAAAGCCATATTATTAAATGCTATGGATGGAAACTGAGTAGTAGTGCCGGCCGTCCACGGGATTGTGCCGGTAACTGTATAAGTCCCGTTATAGGTTGAGCCGCACCCACTCAAGGTTACGGAGTCACCGGTGCTAAATATTGCAGGGTTAGCGATCATTACCGTAGCGACGTTATCTTGTAACGCGGTGCCTACGACCGGTGCGGAGTCAAACCATAAAAACTGATTAAGTAAATCCTGCGCAGCTTGGCAACAGGTCTCAACGATATCCGACGAGTAGAGGTTTTCGATGCCGAGGTTAGCGCGTAGCTCGGCTTCGGTTACGTACGTTGCAGGCATCTTATTCTCCTTACTTACTAGGGCCGGTACCCCTCAAAGGGCTAAGAGGGGTACCGACTATTAGTGGTTTATTTAGTTAAGGTTAAACTTAACAATACCCTTAGGCATTTTTGCGATAGTTGCCATGTAGCCGTAAATAGCTACCTGTACCTGTAGGTTTGATACTACGTTTACTGACATATATGCCGTAGGTGATTGGTAAACCGTAAAGGCCTCAGGTGCAAGGATTACGGCTGAGTCGTCGATCGTTGTAGTAGCGGTAAAGTTTTTATCTACATAGAGATCAAGTCCGAGTACGTTGCCTCGAATTGATCCCGGCTGCACTAGACCGCCTGCGTTCATTGGCTGAGATGCTGAGTAGATTGGTCGCCCGGTAGTATCTGTAGCGCCCATTAATAGCTGCCATTGTGATCCATTGGCGATGTAGTTATTAGCAAAATAACCTGTAGCCTCGTAAACCTTACGAGCTGAGTCTGAGGCAAACTCGATAATACCGGCTGAGTCTGCATCGCATCCTGAGCTATATTGACCTGCCGCGATTAGTGCGTTTAGTACTGTCGTATCGAGAGTCTTTAAGTACGCATTTTGTAGCTGATTTGTAAGCTCGGCATAGAAATTAGGATCTGAGCGCTCTAACAATTCTACGCTGATCGTATTCATGCCTGCGTACTTAGATACGGTACCTGTTAGGTAAGCCGTTTCCATGCCGGTATTTTGTACCGCTCCGGCTTCCGCCTCAACGGTTACGACAGGTGCTACGCCTGTACCGCCGCCGGCTGAGGTAACGAGTGATGGGACGTTAATAGTCATACCGTTAGTTGGCAAAACTCCACGGCTGCAAGCATCGATAGCCGGTGTACCAAAACGAGTATTCGTTGGGAATTCCGCTAGGTACTGAGTAGGTGAAAATGCAGGGTTTGTAGCAAAGCTATCATCGGCTGCGGTTACATAAAGCTTTGAGTCATCGTTACCTAGAGCAGCTTTAATTTTGTGCTCTGTGTAAGCGCCCATAGATGTAATAGGTGTACGTACTCGCTGAGAGTCTAGTACGGATGGTCGGATGATTTTACGAGCGGCTTCGACTTTTTCAGCCTCTGCCGGTGCATCTACCGGAGTATCCTCCGGTGTATTTTCAGGGGCTGTAGTCACAGCTTCCTCGCTTTCAGTTTCGGTTTCGACCTCTACGATCGTCGTAGAGATAGTTGTAGTTTTTTCTTTTGTACTTGTAGCTGCCTCAAGCGCTGCTCGAGCTGCTGCAATATCAGTAACGGAGGCGCTAGAAAAGGCCGCACTCTCTACGAGGCTTACCTCTTTGAGGACCGCCGCCGTAACTAGCAGGTAATCACCCATCGGCTTAGAGGCGGTTACATCCACCCCTACGGATAAGCCGCTTACTAGGTTTTCCTGCGCGAGAGTAAGAGCATCTTGTCCCCGGGTACTCATACTCAAACGAAAGGATCCGTAAACGCCTTCGGTTGAGTCACTAAACGATACGGCGCGACCTACCGGTTTATCGGCTTGATGCTGCATAAGTAATTTAATATCGGTTGCCTCACCGTATGTAATTGAGCCCCGCTCAAACATAACAGGGCCTGCACTTGTAAAACCGATCTCGCCATAAGGTGCAACGAGTCCGGATACGATGCGGCGCTCTGTATCGGCTGCCTGTATTTGTTGGCTAAACGTTAGTAGCACTTGTATCTCCTAGCGGTGTTAGTTGCTCCATTTGTCGGGCTTGCTCTACGTTAATTAAATCTAGATTTAACATTTTCTCGATGATATCTAAACGATCCTTAGCATCGACACGTAAAAACGTATCGTCTACCGCGAAACGCACTTGATTAGCACCATTTGTTACGTCGTTCATGCTGAGCCGATCCTCAATAGCTGAGATGTAAGGCTGCAACGAATACGCTACAAATTCTTTTCTGCCATCTAGAATATTTTGGTACGTCATGGAGTTATTCATGTCCGCACTAATTAGGTACGCCGGCACGTTCATCGCGCGGCTAATTTCGGTAGCGAGGTATTGAGAAAATTCTGCGTACGCCATGTCTTTAGGTGAGAAAGATGTAGGGACATACTCGAGAGTGCTCGTTAAATATGCGGTGCTGCGATTTTGTCTAGCGCTCTTAAAGGCCGCTAGTAGTCCTTGTATTTGAGCCTCCGGTAAATCTGCACCGTTATTTTTTAAGATACCCGTAGGCATTGGTGTGGCTGCACTAATAGCCGCCGCACGTTGTACATCGTAGGCCGCTTTAATAGTTGTACTAGCGCTCTGTAATACACCCGGTAATAACGATTGGAAAGTAAGTAAAGATCCAATACCGCCCATAGGCACTTTATTACCGTCTACGAAATAATCTTGGATCTCTGTACCGTATTGATTAGTCGTATATGTAACGCGATTATTAGCGACCCACTCAAAGCCGGATGGTCGTCCATCATCGGCGTACAAAGATGTAACGCGCCAATATGCAACAGAATAAAAAATTAAACTATCGACGGTTGCAGCTATCGTAACGCTTCGAGGTTGTCGAATATCCGGCTGCTCTAACCAAACAGGGGAGCCTAACTTTTCGCCGGTAGATTTTTTGTATAGAGATAAATCAATAGAGCTAATAACTCCGGCAATTAAATTACGGCAACGTGCAACGCTTGATACTTGTAAAGCAAAATTACGGTCAATACCTACGCCGTTATATCCAAAATTACCCGTATTAAAAGATCCATAACCGTAAGTAGTATCCATTACGGCAGGTGCATACTGAGCCTCTACCTGAGGTTTATCGGAGCTCTTAAGCCCTAGAGTTTGGAGTAATCCCATAGGTAGGATTTTCTCAAAATGTCAAGCATAAATCCGTTTTTTGCCGGCGTGTCTCTAGATGTAAACCTTAGCCTCTCCCATTGGCTGATTAAGAATATGCAC